GCTTATAAGAGCCGTGGCGATTAATAGGGCAACTTCTCAATATAATATACAGACAGTAATCAATAATGTGGATAAATCAAGTGCAGGCTTGCTTTTTTTAGGTGCTACGAAATTCGTAACAGATATAACGACGAGAACATTTAACTTTATGTTAATTTCAAACGATAATGCAATAGCAATTTTATTCGGTGGTTATAATCGTACTTTGCCGAATACTTATGACTACAATTTAATATCATATCACGAGCAAGACTTTAATGTTACAGCTTATAGCACTAATACAATAGCAAGCAAATCGGAGTATATTCGTACAGATGAAAATCATCAGGGCGAAACTTATAAAACAACTAATCGCTTGCTTTATAGTCGAGATGAAAATGTAGAAATTATAGAAAGTAAACCGTTTTTACAAAATAGCAGTGCTGTATACGATATGAAAAATGTGTATGATTGCTCAAATGTCACAGCAGGAAGCATATTGATTATTGATAGCAACAAATACTTTGCTATTGATAGCAATACATTGATTAAAACTTAATTGAGAAGAGGTGATGAAAATTGAATGTTGAAATTATACTAAGTTTATTATCTGCACTTTGCTCGCTTATAGGTTCTCTTGGCGGTATTTTAGTTACCTCAAAGCTTAATCTCTACCGCCTTGAGCAGCTCGAAAAAAAGGTTGACAAGCATAACCACCTTGTTGAAAGAATGTACGAAATCGAGAAAACCGTCACAACGGCAACCAGTCTTTATGATGAAGAAATCAAGGTTATCAATCACCGTATCAGCGACTTAGAACAAGATTCAAAATGAAGGAGAGGTTAAATATGATGAGTACAAAAGCTAAAAAATGGATNCAAAAAATTCATTTCTGCCTGATCAGGAGAGAGGCCGTTATTGTGAGAATGAGGTCTGAAAGAATTGTAGAAACCGTTGATATACTGAAAAATGCTCAGTTTCAGTTCATCAAAGGAAGAGTAAGTTCTGCGGTTGGTTTCTTCTTTTTTCAAGTACTTGAAAAAGCACTCCATTACAGCATTATCATAAGGATGCGCTTTTGCGGAAAATGACTGAACAATATTTAGCTCGTCCAAATGTTTCCTGAAAGCTTCTGCTGTAAACTGACAACCTCTGTCACTGTGAAAGAGTAGGCTGCCTGAAATATTACGGTTGGCGACAGCTGAATCAAGTGTTTCAATTGCAAGCTTTGTGTTGAGATGTGGAGATAATTTATATGCGATAGCCTTTCTTGAAAACAGATCAAGTATTACACAAAGGTAATAAAATCTTCCCGCGGCACGAAGATATGTAAAATCACATACCCATACTTTATTAGGTTGGGATGGATTAAAACGCTGTTTCAATATGTTTGGGCAATGCTCATTTGAAGCTGTTTTGTGTTTTGGATAGGACGGCTTGATAGTACTCATTTTTGGCAGATTCATACCTTTCATAAGGCGATAAACCCTTTGCGTACTTATATTTATGCGATATTCACCGGCAAGGCAATTTTTTATCTTGTAAGCTCCGAAGCGTTTTTTTGATCTTGCATAAAGCTCGGCAATACAACTTCGAATCCTACGGTTTTCAAGCTCTCTTTCAGAGGGCTTGTGATGAAGAAATTTGTAATATGTGCTTCTGTTGACACTAAGAACACGGCAAAGCGTTGTAACAGCGTGTTCTGATGACAGCAGCTTTACGGCATTCAGTCTTTGCCTGAGTTTGGCGTGAATATCGCAATGGCTTTTTTTAGTATTAGATTTTCCTCCTCAAGTTGGGCATTGCGTTTTTGAAGCTCCTTTATTTGTTTGGCTGTAAAAACTGTTTCATCATCAATTTTTACTTCTGAGTACTGCTTTATCCAATTGGATAAAGCACTGTGAGAAATTCCATATTCCTTGTGTATTTCAGAATATGTTTTTCCCGAATGGTACAGATTGACTATTGTTTGCTTATATTCCTGGGTGTATTTCGGATTTTTTGAAGACATTTTTTATTCCTCCTTTTTCTGTCTTCTATTTTATCATACTTGTCCACTTTTTTATTATATATCCATAAGCACCCTCGAGCTGGTAAGCTATGGTTCGAACGAATGAAAGCTGACCGCAAGGAACAAATTTTGAAAGGAGCACAAAATCTTTTATGAATATAATTGAATTTGTAAAAAGCATTATGCAGGAATTTCCGAAAATTGCAGAGGTGTGCAATGAAATTCATGTTGATTTTACAGAAGATACTCCTACGAACTACGGTTTGTCTTCAAGCGGAGATACGCTTATTAAGCGTTATGTGAACGGTGATGAGGTTCGTCAGCATACATTTTCGCTTTATGCGGTGTATCAGTCTATAAACGATTATGACCGTATTACAAACAGTGGCGTCCTGCTTGAACTGCAAATGTGGCTTGAAAACTATGCTAAGGGTCAACAGTTCGAGTTTGAAGTTGGAAACAAAATTTTTAGTTGCGAACTTCGCAAACTAACTTGTGCAAACGGTATGCTTTATGCAATACCTAATGAAAATATGAATGATGCGGTGCAGTATCAATTGCAAATATCCGCAAAATATAATTTATATAAAGGGGATTTAAACAATGAGTATTAAACAAAGAAGAACTATTGCAAACTACATTGATGTAGCAGAGGCAAGTGCAGAAGCACCAAGCTTTGCTTTTATGGGCGCAGGTTTTAAAAGCCTTGAAGAAAACCCTGCTGCACAGACAAAATCACGAAGATATGTTTGTGATAAGTCAGCAATAAAGACTATAAACGGCTATGACTGGTCAACACCATTTGAGCTTGACCAGATTCGTGAGCAAGAGGCTGTTGAATTTATCTGCAAGGTTGGTGAAAAACAGCTCACGGGTGCAGATGCAGAACGAGATTATGTTATGGTAGATATGAGTAGCCCTGTTGCAAGCACTGAAAATACATATAATGCAAGGAAAATCAAGGTCGCAGTTGAGCTTGCAAGCTTTTCTAACGATGACGGCGACCTCGGTGCAAGTGGTAATTTGCTTGGTGCTGGTGAAATTATCGAGGGTACATTTAACACAAGCACAAGAACATTTACAGCAAAGGAGTGATAAATAATGCTTATTATGGGACACGAGGTTCAGGACCTCGATTTTCTTGACGCAGATGTTCTCGAAAAGGTCGAAAAAGCAAGTAAAAAAGTTTTTGATGAATGCAAAAACGCAACAAAGAAAGCAAAGGCTGAATCGGAAGCTGTTAGAAATCAGTGTAAAGCTATCGCAGGATTTATAGATGAACTTTTTGGAGAAGGAACAGCGGAAAAGTTGATTAAAAACGGTTCGAGCCTTTTCGATTGCATAAATGTTTTTGGTGAAGTTATCAAAGCAATAGAGCAAATTAAGGCAGAGCAAAACGAAAAATTCGAAACTTTGTTCAATAAGTATTCTATTGCGAGAATTAAAAGAGAATGAGTCTGCTTATAGATAATGCTCCAAAGAGCGTTAATATTGACGGTGCGGAGGTTGAGATAAATTCAGACTTCCGCACGGCAATATTATTTGAACAGATGATGTTTGACGAGGATTTTCCTGAACATCTTAAAATAGCTAATGCTTTACAATTATTTTACCCTGTATTACCTAACAATCTCAATGAAGCAGTTGACAAGCTTATTTGGTTTTATTCTTGTGGAAAGGATAGGAAAGAAAGCGGTTCTAAGCAGTCCGAAGGCGGTCGTTGCTATGATTTTGAATATGATGACGGATATATTTATGCGGCATTTATGCAGCAATACGGCATAGATTTAGAAAGCATAAAATATTTGCACTGGTGGAAGTTTAACGCTCTATTTAAATCACTTACAAATGATTGTGAGATTGTAAAAATTATGGGCTATCGTACTATGAAAATCAGCAGTAAGATGTCTACAAGCGAGCGTCAATTTTACAGTAAGATGAAAAGACTACACGCCTTGCCTAAAAGCCAAAGTGAAAATAAGAAAATTAACGAAATTGAAAAAATGTTGATAAAGAAATAATTCCCACCCGAAAATAATCGAGTGGGAATTGCTTATTTGTTATTTGATATACGGCATAGCTCATCAAGTGTTACATCGAGAGCGTCAGCGAGTTTAATAGCAGTTGATACTCTACAATCTCCATTTTTTTCGATGTCTTGAATAGTTCTGCGAGGTACTCCCGAAAGTTCAACAAGCTTAGGAACGGAAATACCTTTTGATAATCGAATTTCTTTAAGATTCATAATCTAAAACCTCCAATGATTAGAATAATAAGATAGATAAGAAAAGATACAAGTGCAACAAGCATAATGATATGAAAAACTAATTTTACTTTTTTCTTCATTGACTTATTGAAAGGCTTATATTATAATATAGGTGGTTTTAAGGGAAGTTACTGCTTCCCTCTCCACCTTTCGGATTATCCGAAAATAATCTTTATCAAGATTAAAACACAACCGACTAAGGATATAATCTTGATGACGAGCTTTTCGAGTTTTTCAATCAACTTGATTAGCTCGTCGATTTTTTTGCCTTTCATTTTTTCACCTCCTCTCTATGTTTATATTATAGCACGATATATCGTGCCTGTCAACGCTTTTTCTAATTTTTAAAAATAAGTCAGCACTCTCACCCGAGTGTGCTTTTTTCTTGAAAAAATCTCTTGCTTTTTACTTATATGTACGCTATAATGTACATACAATATAAACGGAGGTGCAGAAAATGATTAACACAAATGCAACAAATTTCAGAAAACAGCTTTTTGAGCTTATAGAACAAACCATTAAGTATAACGAACCTGTGAATATCAATACTAAGAATGGCAATGCGGTTCTTATAAGTGAAAGCGAGTATAACAGCCTTATGGAAACTCTTTATCTTACCTCTATTCCAGGAATGAAAGAAAAACTTGAAAATGGGGTAAATACTCCGCTTGAGGAGTGTGAAGAATTTGAATGGTAATTATAAAATTATGATTACTAAATCAGCTCAAAAAGATAAGGAAAAGATTAAGCAATATCCGGCTTTAAAAAAGAATGTCAGCAATCTTCTTGAACTTATAGCAGAAAATCCGTATAAAAATCCCCCACCATATGAAAGGCTTGTCGGAAATCTCAAGCAGTGTTATTCACGCAGGATTAATTCACAGCACAGGCTTGTATATATGGTTTATGAGGAAGAAAAGACAGTAAAAATAATATCTATGTGGTCACACTATGAATTTTAATTATTAAAATTTAACACTCGAGCGTACATCAGAAATGGTGTGCGCTTTTATTTTGCAAGAAAGTAGGTGAGAATATGAGCTATGACGGAAGTTTGAAATTTGATACTAAGATTGACAGCAACGGTTTTTCTACTGGCTTATCTAAGTTAAAAAAACTTGCCAAAACTGGTGTAGGAACAGTAGGTACAGTGACTTCTAAAGCTACTGATATGATTGGAAAATTTACATCAGTAGTAACAACATCAGTAGCGACAGTTTCAGCAGGAATCGGAACTATAGGTACAGCCGCTACAAGGGTAGGTATGGACTTTGAAGCAGCTATGTCGAAAGTATCATCTATCTCTGGTGCAACTGGAAATGACCTTCAATCTCTTACAGATAAAGCGAAAGAGATGGGAGCAACTACAAAGTTTTCTGCCACTGAATCTGCGGAAGCTTTTCAGTATATGGCTATGGCTGGCTGGGACACTAAATCTATGCTTGATGGTATTGACGGTATAATGAATCTGTCTGCCGCCGACGGCTTAGACCTTGCAACCACATCAGATATTGTAACGGACGCTCTTACAGCATTTGGACTTTCTGCAAAAGATAGCACGCACTTTGCAGATGTCCTTGCTACAGCTTCAAGCTCCGCTAATACAAATGTTTCAATGCTTGGCGAAAGCTTTAAGTATGTAGCACCTCTCGCTGGCTCTATGAATTATTCCGTTGAAGATGTTTCACTTGCACTTGGTCTAATGGCTAATGCAAGGCTTCAATTTATTATGTCATATGGCTCTAATTCAGTTTCTTATTCTATGGATAAGGTTAATTCAGGAGATGTTGTTGTGTTTGATGGCATAAACTGCAAGGTTACAAAAAACGGGCTTAATGCTTTCGGAGATTCTAATGTTGTAGAATTTCCAAAGTTACACCCAGGCAAAAACATATACATAGCTCAACACTCATCACCAGTAAAAGTTGAGTTTGTAACAGAATATTATCCTACATTTATATGAGGTGAATTATGAAAGCAATGAAATTATACAGCGGAGGGAAAGTTTATCCTCTATCGTGCATATCGAATTGGTGCATAACATCATCGCTTGGTGGCAGTAAAACAATGCAGTTCGATATATCACCGCAAAGCCCAGAATATCGCCTGATAGCCGAAGAAGAACGCATTGAATATGATGGTACTTATTACAATATCAAGAGCATAAATGAACGCAGAACAATAGCTACTGTTAATGCTGAAATCGACCTTGACGAACTAAAAAGTAAGATATTTAGCACCTTTAAGTATGATACTATAAGCTTCGTTCAAGCTATGTCGACAGCACTTGACGGCACGGGCTGGAGCGTGGTTGGCGCAGGTCTTGTTACTGCAAAACGCAGTTTTGATTTAACAGATGTTACACCACTCGATATTGTTAATAATTGTACAAATAAAACAATGTACAATGTATCTTTTGATGTGGATAATATACGCAAAATACTTAATGTTTCTGTGCCAGCAACACTTGCAAATAATGTATTTTTCAGTGATGAATTAAATCTGAAAGAACTGACCTTTAAAGGCTCATCAAGTAATTTTGCTACCCGTCTTTACGCTTATGGTAAGGACGGGTTATCTTTTGCCAAAATCAACAACGGGAAAGAATATATTGATAATAACTCTTATAGCGATAAGGTTATCGCTACTGTTTGGAGAGATGAAAGATATACGAAAGCTGAAAGTTTACTTGTAGATGCTCAGGAAAAGCTAAAAGAATTAGCTCTGCCGGAACGGTCTTATGTGTGTGAAATTATCGACCTTGCAAGACTTAATAAGATAGAATATTCTGAATTTTACATAAGGCTTAATAGCGTAATTACACTCATAGACCGCAGAAGAAATAAACGGCTCGAACATACAGTTGTTGAAATTAAAGAATACCCAAACGAACCAATCAATAATACAGTTACTCTTTCAACCTCGCCTGAGAAAATTTCAAAAAAGCTCATTGATAATGCCACGAGAATCAATCAGATAAGCACAACTGTAGATAAACAGCCAACCGCTTGGCAAAAAGCGATAGAAACCGCAACAGCGTTAATTACAGGTGCAAGCGGCGGATATGTTGTGCTTAATCCGTCCGAAAAACCGTCTGAACTGCTTATTATGAACGCTCCAGATATAAACACAGCAACTAAGATATGGCGATTTAATATGAATGGTTTTGGATATAGTAGTAATGGCTATAATGGACCTTTTCCGCTTGCAATGACTATGGACGGTGCTATTGTTGCAGATTTCATTACTACTGGAACGCTTAATGCTGACATTATTAAAGCTGGCACACTACAAGGTATCAAAATTATAGCTACAACAGGCTCTATTGCAGGCTGGAAAATGGAAAACGGCGTGCTTGTGTCTGATGATGGAACAATGAAATTAGACAGCATAAACAATACTATTACAGTTAATAATAGCGACGGTAACAAGCTTATGACCGTAAGTAAGGACGGTATTAAATTCTGGCGTGGTGATACTGAGATAGGTCAGACAGGTATTCGTGGTGGCGATACAGGGCAGTATGGTCTTACATTTGACTTGATAGACGGTGATGCAATGACCTGGAGTGTGTATGACAAAAGTCAAAAAGTATATGTAAATAAGCTTAGATACACCGAATCAGAGGGTTTAAATGTAAGCAATAACTTTACTTGCAATCAACTCTTTGGTCATAATGTAACGGATATAGACCTCGGCAATGGGCTACACGCTTGGGGATATAGTGAATAGGGGTGATTAGATGATTAGTATAATCAGAGGCACAACGAACGCTTTCAGCCTGACGATTGAGGACGAAAACGGCGAGCAGTACACGCTTCAAGACGGCGAAAAAATCATATTCGGTGTTAAAGAAAATGCAGAAAACAGCGATTATAACATAGTAAAAACGCTTACTTCCGCAAATATTGTTGACGGTATTTGTACTATTAAACTTACACCAACGGACACAGCCAAGCTGTCGTTTGGGCGATATTACTTTGACATTGGTTTACAGACTGCAGACGGCGATTATTATATGATTGTGCCTTGTGATGAGTTTTGTGTGTGCAAGGCTGTTACAGCAAAGGAGGCTACGCAATGATAGCTTTAAAAGGACAGATAAAACAGGTGCAACATCTATCAGGCAAGCTTGGCAAGTCCAACGGTGGCAAGTCAGACCATTATATAGCTAAGCCGCTACATTTTGCAGTAAAGACACACACATTTAGTATGCCAATAAAGTATTATAATCTACCAGATACCGTTAATGGAGAAACGACAGAAACAATAAACGGAACTAAGTCATTTGATAATCCGTCAGCATTAACAGGCAAAGTTATAAACGGCATAATGCTCTATAGTCTGCCCGATGGAACTTGTGATGTTATTGAAATCGCAGATGGTGTAGTATCAGTTGAGAAAAAATGCGGATACGCTGTAATTGACGGAGATACTCCGATTACGGCAATTATAAAGAGCGGAGATTCAAGGGTTGCAAGCGGATTTTTTGCGATAGGCTATAC